GTGTTCGGCTACACGGCGTTGATCATCAACGACGCCGCCTCGGTCGCGACCGTCACGATCGGCGTCGACCCGGGCGTGACCCGGGCGCCGCGTAAGGCCGCCGCGTCCTCGTGACCGAGCCCGCCGCCCCCGCGTGGCTGCGCCCCGACGACGTCCGGGCGTGGCTGCGGCTGCCCGCCGACCTCGACGCCGACCTCGTCGGGGCGTGCTCGGCCGCGGTCGAGCCGCAGGTGCAGCGCTACCGGCCCGATCAGTGGGTCGTCACGATCACGGCCGACGTCGAGACCCGCGAGTATGTCCCCGACGCCGAGGTCTATCAGGCCGCCGTGATGCTCGCCGCCCGGCTCTACCGGCGCCGCAACTCGGCCGCGGGGATCGAGACGTTCGCCGACTCGATCCTCTACGTCGCGAAATACGATCCGGAGATTGAGCGGGCGTTGCGGTCCGGATCGTGGCGCCGGGCCGTGATCGGATGATCGACCTCAACGCGGCGACCCGCGATCTCGTCGACACGCTGACCGCGGCCGGGATCTCGGCGACGACCGACCCGCGGGACCTCAATCCCCCGGCCGTCCTCGTCCCGCCCCCGTCGATCGACTGGCGTTTCGGCCGCGGCGCCGATGCGACGTTCGAGATCGTGTGCGCCGTCGTCGATACCGGCGCAGCGGGCGCCCTGCCCGCGGTCTCGGCCCTCGTCGACGACGTCCAGACGGCCCTACGCGGCGCCGTGACGGGCGGGCGGCCCGCCGCGCTCGACACGGGCTCGGGCGGGCCGCCGCTGCCCGCCTACACCCTGACCCTGACCCGCAAACTGCCCGAGAGGATGCCCGCACCATGACCGCACCCGACGAGGACGACGACCGCACGAGGGTCGTCGAGATCACCGAGACCGAGTCGACGACGACGGCGATCCCGCTCGACGTCGACGAGGACACGACCGACGACGGCAAGGCCGCCGACGGCAAGCCCGAGACCCGAGAGGACGACGCACCATGACCGTGCCCGTAGCGCCGACGACGACCGCCCGGCTCGGCCCCGGGACCCTGACGATCGGCGAGACCGGGACCCCCGTCGACGCCTCGTGTTTGATCAATGGTGCCCGGATCGCCATGACGAAAAACGCCGCCGATTCGACGACGAAATTGTGCGGGACGATCCGCCCCGGCAAGATCGACTACACCTATGAACTGACCGGCAACGTCGACACCGACATAGCGACCGACGCCGGTCTGTTCGCCCTCTCGCAGTCCGCGGCCGGGCAAGAGTTGCCCTTTACGTTCACGCCGAATACCGAGGCCGGGACCTCGGCGACCGGGACCCTGATCCTCGACCCGCTCGATTTCGGCGCCGACGAGTACGGCGCCGACCTCACGAGCGATTTCGCGTTCACCATCGTTGGGACGCCGACCTACACCTATCCGGCCGCGGGTGGCGCCCTGGCCGACGCGATCGCGTCGTGACCGCTCACGTCTCGGGCGTCACGGTCGAGGTCGAGGGCGCGAAAGAGTTGCGGCGCACCATGAAACGGGCCGGGCTCGACCTCGGCGATTTCGCCGACGCGCACGCCGCCGCCGCCTCGATCGTCGCGGCCGAGGCGCCCGCGTGGATCCGCTCCCGCTCGGGCCGCCTCGCCGGGTCGATCCGCCCCGGGCATGCCAAGACGTCGGCGACGATCCGCGCCGGCGGCGCCCGGATCCGTTACGCCGGGCCGCACGAGTGGGGATGGCCCGCCCGGCACATGGCCGCGCACCCGTTCCTCACGACGTCGGCGTCGACGACCGAGCCCGCGTGGACCGAGGTCTATATGGCCCGGCTCGACGCCGTGATCGCCAAGATCAGGGGCAAGTGATGGGCACCGTCAAACTCTCGACGCCGCGGCTGCGCGTCGTGCTGCACGAGGACGACAACGACGCGATCGACGTCCAGACGATCAACGCCGATCTCGTCCTCGCCGAGTTGACCGGCCGTAAACACAAGTGGGGCGCCCTGGCCGAGTCCCCGCTGACCTACTCGACGTTTCTGGCGTGGGCCGCGCTGCGCCGACGTCGGCTGATCGACCCGGCCGTGACGTTCGAGGCGTTCTCGACGACGTGCGCGTCGATCGAGACCGTCGACGACGACGACGAGGAGGCCGACACCCGCCCTACCGGGCCGGATCCCGGATCCGGCTGATATGCGAGATCGCCGTCGCGACCGGGACGGTACCCGATCAGTGGTTTGACACTGACGACGCCGTGCTAGCGACCGTGATCGACGTGATCCGCGACGCAAACGACGAGAGGATGAGCCGCCGTGTCCGGTAAGTCCGCGATTCTCGCCGTCAAGATCATCACTGACGCCTCGAAAGGGTCCAAGGGTCTCGACGAGGCCGCGGGCAAGGTCGGCAAATTTCAATCGGCGATGGGCAAGGCCGCCGCGCCCGCCGCCGCCGTCCTCGGCGGGCTCGTCGCGCTCGGCAAGGGCGCCCTCGACGCCGCGTCCGAGACCGAACAAGCGATGGGCGCCGTTCAATCCGTGTTCGGCAAGTCCGCCGACAAGATCACGGCGTGGGCCGACAACTCGGCGAAAGCCGTTGGGCTGTCTAAGACTCAGTACGGCAACCTCGCCGCCCTGATCGGGGCGCAGTTGAAAAACCTCGGCGTGCCGCTCGACGCCGCCGCCGAGTCGACCAACGGGCTGATCACCCTCGGCGCCGACCTGGCCGCGACGTTCGGCGGGACGACCGCCGACGCGGTCTCGGCCCTCTCGTCGGCGCTCAAGGGCGAGGCCGATCCCGCCGAGCGGTACGGGCTCGCCCTCAATCAGACGGCGGTCAACGCCTATCTCGCCGCCAAGGGTCAGGACAAACTCACCGGCGCCGCGGCCTCGCAAGCCAAGGCCGCCGCGATCGTCGCAATGGCGACCGAGCAAGCCGCGGGCGCCGTCGGGCAGTTCGCCCGCGAGTCGGACACGGCCGCGGGATCCGCCGAGATCGCTAAGGCGCAGTTCGCCAACGTCACGAGCGAACTCGGCGCCGCTCTGCTGCCCGCCGCCGTCGCCGTGGCGCAAGCGCTCTCGGTCGTCGCCGGGTGGATGCAAAAAAACTCGGCCGTGACCAAGATCCTGATCGGCGTCGTCGCGACCCTCGCCGGGTTGATCCTGCTGTACAACGCCTATCTCAAGGTGACGGCGATCGTGTCTAAGGCCGCATGGCTCGCGAGCCTCGGCCCGATCGGGCTCGTGATCGCCGCCGTGATCGCGATCGTCGCCGTGATCGTCGTCCTGTGGAACAAGTGCAAATGGTTCCGCGACGCCGTGACCGCGGCGTGGTCGGCGATCCGTCAGGCCGCCGAGGTCGCGTGGCGGGCGGTCTCGTCGGCGATCCTGGCCGTCGTCTCGGCCGTCGTCTCGGCGTGGCAAAAAACGGTCGGCGTGATAACCGCTGTCTGGCAAGGGATCTCGTCGGCGGCGTCGGCGATCTGGGCGGCGATCTCGACCGTGATCCGCGCCGTCACTGACGCCGTCGTCAAGGCGTGGCAGGCGTGCGCGACCGCGGTCAAGGCGATCTGGTCCGGGATCGAGGCCGCCGCCCGGGTCTCGTGGGGCGCCGTGACGGGCGTCGTCCAAGGGATCGTTAACGCGATCGTCGCGATCTGGCAGGGCATCGTTTCGACGGTCTCCGGTATCTGGCACTCGATCACGTCGGCCGTGACCTCGGCCCTCGAACCCATCCGCTCAGTGATCCAAGGGATCCGCGACGCTTGGGACTCGACCGTCGGCAAGATCAGCGACGGGATCAGCAAGGTATCAGGGTGGCTCGGCGGGATCGCCGACAAACTCGGCGGCCTCGGCGCCAAGATCGGCAAGGTCGCCTCTGGCGCCCTCTCGGTCGTCACCCCCGGCTCGGTCGTCGTGTCCTCGCCGACCCTGCTCGGCCGCGGCGCAGCCGTGCCGCTCGGCGGGCCGACCCGCTCGACGCCGACCGGCTCGGGCGGTCAGGTCGTCAACCTGACGATCAACGGCGCGATCGACGCCGACGGCACGGCCCGCACCGTGACCCGCGTCCTCTCGGCCCGCGTGCGCCGGGTCGGCCCGATCCGCCTCGGCGGGGTCCTGGCATGACCGCCCCCGCGTTCACCCCGCCGACCCCGGTCCGCTGCGCCGTGCGGATCCAAGGGCAGACGATCGCCGACGGATCCGACCCCGCCTCGACCGAGCCGACGGCCCTCTCGGGTCTGCGGATCACGTGGGGACGCGGGACGACCGTCGATCAGCCCGACTCGGCGTCGGTCTCGTTCGAGGTCGAGGACAAGTCGGGTAACCGGACGTTCGCCCGGCTCGCCTCGCTCGGCCGGATCGTCGAGGTCACGGCGACCGGCACGACGTACTCGGCCGACACGGCGCCGACGTTCCTCGACCCGGGTTTCGAGGCCGCCCCGATCGGCCCGGCCGGGCCGCGTGCCCGGGCCGACGCCTCGACGGCCGCGACGATCGAGGCCGGGCCGACCGGGCACCGTCTGCGGGTGGCGCAGCGGCCCGGGCAGACCGGCAACACGGGCGGCGTCCTCATTCCCCCGGCGCCGTTCGGCGACCCGTCGGATCCGACGTCATGGGACGCGATCCCGGTCGCTCAGCCCGGGCAGCCGTGGCACGTCACGATCCCCGCGATCACCCGGGCGCCCGGATCCCGCCTCTACGCCTACGCGGCGCAACTCGCGAGCCCGTGGGATCCGAACCCGCCGCGTCAGTTGATCGGCGAGATCCCGCCCGCCCTGGCCGACTGGACCGCGACCTACACGCCGACCCGGCCCGGGACCTGGCAGGGTCTCTACGTCACGGGCAACCCGGCCGGGTGGCGATGGATCGACGTCGCGCCGGCGGTCACGTGGCAGACCCTCGACCCCGCGTTGACGTGGCAGGACGCGGGCGGTTTCACCCTCGACGGCGCCGACATTGCGCACCCGGCCGGGTCTCTCGACCGGACCGTGCTCGCATTCGTCGGCCGGATCACCGACGCCGAGGCTCATTGGGACGAGGGCGTCGGCGCGTGCGTCGTCAGCGTGACCGCGGCCGACAACGCCGCCGAACTCGCCAACCGTGACGTCGGCGCCGAGCCGTGGCCGATGGAAACCCTCGCCGCCCGGGCCGCCCGGATCCTGACCGCCTCGGGTGCGCAGGGCGTGACCCTCTACGTCGACGACGCCCCCGGCGCCTACCTCGTGGGCCGCGTCGACGTCGACCGCCAACAGGTCTACCCGATGCTCGCCGACCTCGCGACGACCGCCGACGCGGTCCTCTGGTCGGCCGGGCACTCGACGACGGGCGCCTATCTGCGGATCGAGGATCCGCACAACCGGCCCCCGCTCGCGGTCCTGATCGACGAGGGCGGCGTGATCGTGATCGGCTCGGCGACCGCGTCCTCGACGGTCCTCTCGGCGTGCGATTTCGACCTCGACCCCGTGCGCTATCTACAGACCAACAGCGATATCGCGACCCGCTCGGTCGTCTATTGGCAAGATCAGACCGGCGACCCGGATCCGGTCGAGCGCTCGGCGATGGTCGTCGACGACGAGGCCGAGGCGCCCGACGGCCCGTGGGGCGTGCGCCGGGTCAGCGTGACCTCACAACTCGTCAACGAGCCCGACGCCCTGGCCGTGGGCGGCGCCGTGCTCCGACGCCTCGGGCCGCCCTCGGGCGCCGATCCCGAGTCGGCCGGGTGGCGGATCGCCGGTCTGACCTACCGGGTCGAGCCCGACGCCGACACGGCGGCCGTCGACACGGCCCTCGCCCTGCTCGACGACACGACCCGGATCGGCCGATCCGTCACCGTGACGGATCTACCCGCGTGGTCGCCGATCCCGGGCCGGGCCGCGGGATACCTAGAGGGCGGCGTCTATCAGTTCACGGGCGGGGCGTGGTCTCTCGATCTGCTGATCTCGTCGGCGACCGGGCTCGGCGCCTCGGCCGCGTGGATCGACCTCGACCCGTCGTGGCAATGGCAGCAATTCGACCCCGGGATCCGGTGGATCGACCTACTCGGCGTAGGCGTCGAGACCGACAGTGAGAGGGCAGCATGACGACGACCGAGATCCCGACGCCCGGGCGTGCGTTCCTCGACGGGCTCGGCCGCGACCCTGACCGTTTCGATCAACTCGTCGCCGACTACCTCGACGGCCGGGCGGGCTCGACGACGCCGCTCGGGCTGCCCTACCCGGTACCGACCGACCCGGTCGCTCAGGGCGCCTCGGCGATCCAAGCGCTCGCGACCGCCCTCGATCCGAAAGTCAACAACACCCTCGCCGTGCAACAGTCCTCGGCGTTGCTGGCCGCCTACCCGCAAGGCGTCTCGCTGTTCTCGCTCACCGGGACGCAAGCCGCGGCCGACCCCGGGTGGCCGTTCGGCGTGTCCTCTCACGTCTGGACGCTCAAAGCCGCAAGCGACCGGGCCGTGCAGTTCTGGTTCCGCAACAGCGCCACACAGGCCGAGGCGTGGATGCGCGTCGTCGGGGCGTCGAGTAACAGCCCGTGGGCTCGGGTGGCGGGGGATACCTACCGGATCGCCTCGGCGTCGGCGACCCTCAACCTCTCGGACTCGACCTACACCCTGATTTCGTGGGCGAGCACCGATAGCAACAACGGCGATATCGCCCTCGCGTCAAACGCTTTCACGACGCCGACGGCCGGGCTGTACGCGATCACGGCGTTTGCATTGTTCGGCGGGGGAGGCTCGGCCGCGGCCCCCTACTGTCTGCTCGGGCTCGGCCCGGGCGGGTCGTCGAGCCCCGATAATTCCTATCGGCAGGCGATCCCGAGCGCCGGGGGGACGGGCGCCGTGCAGATCGCCGGGTCGTGGGAGCGGCCGATGGCCGCGGGCGAGTCGGTCTCGCTGTACGGCTACCAGAACAGCGGCGCCGTCAAGGCCGTGACCTACCGGCGGATAACCGTCCGCCGGGTCGGCAACAAGTGGTGAAAGGACACCCGTCATGGCCTATTGGGATATCGCGACGATGAGCGCCGACACCGATCTGACCGCCCGGGTCTCGGCGTCCGCGGCGCAGGAGGGCAAGCCCGACCCGCGTAACTGGGCGGCCGACAATATGCTCGTGCTCGCGGCGTCGCCCGGGTGGTCCGAGGCGTGGGCGTCCGCCCTGGCGGGTGGCAACGAGGCGCCGGGCCGGGATCCGGCCGTGATCACCGACGGGATGATCCTCGCCGCCGTGCAAGCCTCGGCGGCGTAGGGCGCCGTGTCGGCCCTCGCCGACGGCGGGATCGCCGCCGCGACGGCCGTCGGTTTCGTTGTCGTCGGCCGGATCCTCTACCGCATGAGCCGCACCGTTACGACACTGCGCGAACGGGTCGCCCGACTAGAGGGCGGTCACCATCACCGAGAGGACGACACCGAATGAGCGATGACACCGAGGGCGGGCGCGATCCCGTGTTGCGTTCGCTGCTCGTCGACAAACTCGCCGAGGGCGTTCACGAGGGCATGCGGCGTTACGCCGCGGGCCGCGGGCTGCCCGTCATACCGCCGTGGGAGGACGTCGACGACGACGCCCGCAACCTCGCCCGGGCCGCCGTGCTGCGCATATTCACACACCTAGCCGTCACGATCGACGAGTTACGGGCCGAGGTCGGGCCGTGACGTCGTCCTATAACGGGTGGCCCGCCTCGTCGGATCCGGCCGCGATCGGGATCGACCGCGATTTCGCCGTCTCGGGCGTCGAGTTCCCGGGCGGCGTTCGCGCCGGCGACGTCGCGACGGTCCTCGGCTACGTGATCCGGCAGATCGACGCCCGCGTCGAGGCTCTGGTGCCCGGGTGGTGCTGGGGATATGAGTATCGGGCGAACGTCAACAACCCGTCGACGATGAGTTGCCACGCGAGCGGGACCGCGGTCGATTACAACGCCCCGAATCACCCGAACGGCACGAGCACCGGGTCGGGTGGCGGGGGAGGGTGGACGGGCGATCAGTACGCCGAGATCAACCGGATACTCGCCGAGGTCGATCACGCCGTCGACTGGCTCACGAGCAACGACCCGATGCATTTCGAGATCGACGCCGACGCGGCCGAGCTGGCCCGCGTCGCCGCCTCACTACCCGGAAACGAGGACGAGATGGCCCTATCCGACGACGACAAGGCGTGGATCAAACAAACGATCACCGATGCGCTGATCAAGACCGAGTCGGTCTCGACCGACGACGCCGCGGCCGAGGGCAACCCGAACAAATACACGATCGCGGGCGGGATCGCCCGGGCTATCCGGCTGACCTCGTTGTCATACAACGAGCAGACCGGCAACCCGGACCGCTGACCGCGCCGCGCCCATACGATCACACCGGGCCGCCCCCGATCGTGGCCCTACGGCGATCCTGCGGCGTCCCGTGAGCGTTTCTCGCCCTCGGCTGCTCGATCTGTACTGCTGCGCCGGGGGCGCCGCGGCCGGGTACGCCCTGGCCGGGTTCGACGTGTTCGGCGTCGATATCGCCGCTCAGCCGCGATATCCGTACCCGTTCGCCCTGGCCGACGCGATCGCCTACGCGGCCGAGCACGGGCACGGGTTCGACGCGATCCACGCGAGCCCGCCGTGTCAGGCGTACTCGGCGGCCCGGGTGTTCCATCCCGGCCGCGAGCATCCCGACCTCGTCGACGACACCCGGGCGGCCCTGATCGCGACCGGGCGGCCGTGGGTTATCGAGAATGTCGTCGGCTCGCCGCTGATCAATCCCGTGATGCTCTGCGGCTCGATGTTCGGGCTCGCCGCCGACTGCCGCGACGGGCGCCGTCGAGGGCTGCGCCGTCACCGGCTGTTCGAGGTCTCCCGCGGCGTCGACCTCTGGCCGCCCTACACGTGTGATCACCGTCTGCCCTCGCTCAGCGTCTATGGGCACGGCGGGGGCGCCCGGCCCGTCTACTCGACGGTCCGCGGCGCCAGTTATACCGCGCCGGCGGGGGAGGCCGCGACGGCGCTCGGTATCGGATGGATGAACCGGCAAGAGTTGGCGCAGGCGATCCCGCCCGCCTACACGGCGCACGTCGGCGCCGCTCTGCTCGCCGCCCTGGCCGACGTCACTGCGGCGAACGGGTGACGCGCCGAGCGGGATCACTTACCGGGCGCACCGGCTCACGCTGCGCTACGGTCTGTCGCTATGACGGCGTCTCACTCGATCGAGTCGCGGCGACTGACCGCGGCGATCGTCAACGACCGACGGGATCGGCTCGCGGCGTGCCGGGCCGAGATCAAACGGGTTAGCACCCTGACCGCCGACCTCGCTGCGGCGAATCTGCGCGGCGAGGTCCCCGATCCCACGATCGCCGCGGCGATCATCGGGCACGCGACGACGCTACTCATGTTGAGCGGGGGCGACCGAGGGTGAGCCCGCCCGCCTACCCTCGGCCGCGTCCCCGCAAGTGCAACGAGCCGACGCCCTCGGCCGCGCCGATCCTGGCCCGCTGTAGCCTGCCCGCCGATCACACGATGCCCGAGCATCACGCGGGCACTCAGACCCTCGTCGTGCGTTGGCCCGTCAAGTGAGCCCGAGCCCGGCGCCGATCGAGGGCGGGTTTCATACCGTCGTGCTGCGCTGCCCGGCCTGCGGCGAGCGGGCCGACGTCGCGGTCTATATCGCCGCCAAACTCGTTGTCGACGAGAAGGATTCGGCCCTACACCCGGCCGTCAAGTCCAAGGGCGTCGATCACAAGTGCGGGCAGATCCGCCTACCGGATCCGCCCGACGACGAGGACGAGGTCGGCACCCGGCCCCTCGACTACGCCGAACTCGCAGCGGGGGAGGGCGTCGACCGTGATCGTTGACCGGCCCGACGCCGTCCTGATCTGCACGCCCGTCGTGTTCGGCGAGGTCCCCGTCGAGGGCTCGACGATCACTCAGTGCGCCCTGTGCGACGCCAACCTGTGGCTCTCGCCCGAGTCGCCCGCGATGGTCTGTGACCGGATCGCGGGGGAGGGCGCCCCGGTCGGGTCGATCGTGATGATCGCGACGGTCTGCCCGGACTGTCTGCCCGACCTCGCCCGGATCCTCGCGTGGCCCGCGTGAGGCCGCCCGGCGCGGTCGAGCCGATCCCGTGGGCGACCCTCGTCACGATCGCCGAGGCGATCGGCTATGACCCGACCGACGTCGTCGTGATCACCATGACCCGGGATCTCGTCGAGGTCGAGGTCGCGAGCGGATGGATCGCACGGCACCCCGTGACGCATCCGCCGACCCCGCCGACCGAGGTCTCGGGCGACCCGCCCGAGAGTTGAAACGGCCCGCCTCGATATGCGCTCACAACGCACGAGGCGGGCCGCTTACTAGGTCTCTGAATCCCGAGGGCGACGATAGCGGATCCGCCCGGATCCCGCTCGTCGACACGCCCTCGCCCGACACCGAGGGCAAACAACATGAGCGCATCACCCGATCAGCGAGCAACGCTCGACGCCGAACTCGCCCGCCGTCACGCCGTCATGCGGCGATGGTCCGCCGCCGACGGCCCGACCCTGCACGCGATCGTCAGGGCCGAGGTCCGCATGACCTACCTCGCCGAGCCCGACCCCTGGCGCCGCGAGCCGCACGCCGTCGTCAACGCGGCGACCTCGATCCTCGGGCTCGTCGTCGAGGCGCCGACGACCCTCCCGATGATCGGCGTCGACGAGATGATCGAGGCGACCGGCGCCCCGCGATCGACGGTCAAGAGGGCGACCCGTTGGCTGCGCCGCGCCGGGCTGCTGCTGCGCCCCCGACGCGGGACCAAGGGCAACGGGTACTCGGTGTGGAAGATCCCGCAACTGTTGGCCCGCCGTCTGCACGATCGGTTCAAGGCCGCCCGCCTCGCCCGATCCCGCGACGGCTACGCGAGACACCGTGCGTCCCAACGACAACCCTCTCAATGGCTCACGAGGGGACAAGTAGTGCCGCCCGTGTCCGCCCTGCGGGCGTGGTCACCCGCGGATCCGCCTCCCGATCCGGTCTCGGCCGACCGTCTGGCCGAGATCAGGGCGCAGCGTGACCGCCTCATGGGATGGAAACGCTAGCGACGACGGTCGCAAGCGACCGGCTCACCCTCGCCCGCTGCGCGATAGCCTGCCCTCGTGCCCTACCGCACACCCTCGGGCGAGCCGCCGTGGGCCGGGCCGCGGGCGCAGCGGTTGGCCGCGATGGTCCTCGCCCGCGACGGCTACCGCTGCCGCATGACCGGACCCGACGGGCTGCCCTGCCGCGCACCCGCGACGACCGCCGACCACGTGATCCCGATCGCCGAGGGCGGCGCCGTATGGGATCCCGCGAACCTGCGGGCAGCATGCGGACCGCACAACTACGGCGCAGGCGCACGGCTGCGCAACGAGCGGGCAGCACGACGCCCGACCGCTGCGCCGTCGAGGGCATGGTGACCCGACCGCGTCCATCGTCGCGGCGTTTTAGTCACCCGATCGCCAGAACATCACACGGCAACGTTTCACCTGCCCGCGGGCGTCGCGGGCGACGAGGTCCTCGCCTCGGCCGCGGCCGGTCTGCGCGACGGGCTCTCGGTGGGAGTGGGGATCCT